GATAGGGCCTTCATCTACTGACTGGCAAAGGATATTGGCCGAGCCAGAGCCGTCTAGGGTTGCATCGGCAATTGTGGTGAACTTGGCACCGGTACCAGTGACTGAAAAGATGCGCCCAGCGGACAACACGGTACCCGGGATGCCAATGGCAGTAACATAGACGATCGATGTAGCGGGCCCAATCCTTTTGACGCCCGTTAGGTCGCCGACATTGTCGAGCGATACGCCCGAAGCGCTCGAGCGAAATCGGGAATTATAAGAGGCCTGCGAAAGCTCCCAGATGTCGCTGACTCTTTCTGAGATAACCCCCACGAATTGACCGAAAACAGTCTCAGCACCGAGGTCTATCTGGTTACCGAAAACAGATTTCAAATCGTTCTGCAGTTCATCGACGATGACCGTCATTGGCTTCAGAACAAAACCTTGCGGAGTCACCCCATAATCGGTCATGTCCCACCGAGAGCAATGGTGTCAGCTAGGAGGCCGACATCCGTTTCAGCCTGATACGCAGCCGTTAGTTTTCTCGTTTGACCTACGTAAGAAAGGATCATCGAGACGACGTCTTTGACGCCGGCGACGCTCAGAATGCGATTGCGAATCACCGAACGAATGATGTCTGGATTGGGGTTTTTAACGAGAACGTCTTGAAACCAGGGGGTGCCCTGAGTCGTGTCCAAATACCATTCGCCTAAGAAGAGTTTGAGGGCCTGCGGGATCCTCTGAATGATGGCCTGAGCGTCTTCCACGAGGCCAAGATCACCCGTGGAAATGTCTAGGTCGCCGTTCTCATCGAGCCGGATATCGCGTGCGATTCCCACATGCTCTAGTGGGATAACAAGATTAGTGAAATCGCAACTAGGTCTTGACTTTGACGGTAGCGCTTTTCAGTGTGCCTGGGCTCGTCTGCGGTGCAACTGGAGTGCTCGTGGGACTTCCAGGGGCTGCCGACGCGTGCGTATGGGAATTGAAAACTGAAACGAAGCCACTCAAAAATGTCTGAATCGCCTGCCCCAAAGCAACGTATTCCCCGGGTGAATCACCGAGCTCGATCGAGCCATCCTTGACCGCGATCTGAGTGCCTCCGTCCTTGCCCAGAGTAATGCCTTCGGAAGACGCGCCCGTGGCTGCCTTACTCTTCGGATTAATCCCAAAGAAAGCGATGGCATCGGTTAGGTCATGCACGCGTGGATCGATTGGAGTCACAACCCCGCCATTCTCCAGCCATTCATCCAGCGAACGCTCACAGAACCAGAGAACGCAGGTGTCTCCTTTTACGATCGGAAAGGTAATGCGAAAGCCGCCAGCAGACGGCCAAGCAACCGGCACATTGGGTATGACGGGAAAGCTCTCTTCAACTTCGTTCCCATCTGAATCGAATAAGGTCTGTCTGAGCTGCGGGGAGACATCGACCATCTGCTTGTCTGGATAGTAAGCCTCGACCGATCCGACAAGGCAGGTATGGACCTCTAACTGCCGCTTATCGATTGCGGCCTTGACCACGTCCATCATCGAGGGGGTTCTAGGAATATCCATAAATATCAATCCTATACAGGCGAGCACTCCATCTCGGTGTAATAGTCCTGACCGGCTGTATCTCCTTTGTGCTCGACGCGGGAGAGCCGGAAGTCGCCTTTGGTTCCTTCGCATTCGATGTGCACCTTACCGCCTGGGTAGAGCCTGGGTTCCACGAGGCACTTCACCTTGAGAACGCTCTTGCCTCCTTCAACGCCGGTGACCTTGTCCTTGTGAGGTGTCCCGTGTTCAGGAGAGCCAATGAGGCCATGCTGAGGATCAAGTGAGACAATGTCGCTCGTGGCGACATCGTCATCCCCGAGGATTTGAAGTTTACCGCTTTGAATGGACCACTGAAGGCCTGCGGCATCGAGTGCCTTCTCGAGTTCTGCGATGGCGAGTCCGTGAGCCACATAGCCATTCACGAACTGGTCAGCGCCCTTGCGGAATCCGCCCTGAGAAACCCGTTTCTCTAAATTGCCTAGGTCGAGCGAATCTGTCAGCCCTTTTGCAATGTCTCGGATAACCGCAGCAAGCTTCGTGCCTGCCTTATAGCTTTTTGAGATCCTGACATCCCGAAATGCTTTATCGCCATCGGCTGCTTGCACCTTGGTGATCCAATCGGGGCCATCACGAACATGGTCGACTGTCCTTACCGTCCCAGAGAAGATGATCCCCAGGCTGTGATCGACATAGCCGGCTTCAACTACCACCGGAACCCCTCGTTTTTGCATTCCGGATCGGGTTGTCTTCGAAAGGTTGTAGATATCGATTTTGAGCAAATTGGGTTCAGGCGTGAGCGTCTTTTTGACCTCGAATTTCATCCGGAGGTCTTCGACTTGGAGGGTGTTGACCGTTGCGCGAACCCGCCGCCCATAGAGCTGGCTCATTGGCCCCTCAGTACATCCCTGAGCTTGATGCCCTCATAGTAGTGGAGCTCAACCCTGGTACCAAAGTCTGTAAGTGTCGGCGGTTCGTCTGTTCCAGACGTATCGAATGCGAGAAAGTCACCAGCGGGTAGTGCCGGGTCGGAATATTGAGAAATGAGGGGGAATCCGAGAACGATCTTTATGCCACCCAGCAAAAGGACGTCGCCAGAATCGTAGATGTTGAGAGCCCAGGCGCTGTCACGATCGTTCCATCGGAACTCAAGGCGAAAGGTCACGCCATCGAGGGAGATCTGATAGTCGAACCAGGCGACGCCGGTTTCGATTGGGAGTTCTTGGACTGCCATCTACTTCCCCGTAAATGCCGTGATGAGATCACTGATGCCATTTGCCGCCGATTTGCTTGAGCCAACCAACGTTTTCAGAAGCGACTGCCTAACCTTGGGTGGATCTGCAGGCTTGTTCGGCTGAGTATTGCCTTTCGAACTCTTCGGATTAGCCGCCGGCTTTTTAGACGTCTGCTGTGCCGCCTTCACGGTTTTGTTTTGCACTATCTTGATTTCCTTCAAGGTAATAGAAAACCTCAAAAGGTCGCCATTTGCCGGCTCTCTAGGGAACGACAAACTCTTAATCACCATGTTGTTGTATTGCTGGAACCGCGAATTGACCGAGATCAGCTTGCCTGTGTCACGTATGTTTTTCAGCTGCTCGAAAGCAATTCGGACGATGCTTCCGGCATCCACTGTTGGATCTTGGGTGACAGCTGCGCCTCCACTTCTTATTGCCTGAATTCCCTGTTGATTGGCTGCATCTCGGCCGACGGTGTCTTTCGTGACGATCGACGTATTGGAAATGATGCATTCGAGGGTGAGTACGGTTGGCTGAGGACGAACATGGTCTGTGATGTTGAATCCCACTTCGACCGGATGGTCCGTCGTCTCGGACTCATATTGCGGTGTTTCCGAAAGGGTGGCATCGACCGTTATACTGTCGAGGGTCGTGGGTGTCTTCTGATAGACGAGAACGATCGACGACATTTAACGTCTTCCCCCGCCTTGGACGTTTTCGAATGCCTCTCTCATGAGCTCGTTATGGTGTTCCTGAACGGCATCCCGAGTCGCCTGACCTATTTCCTTTGGATCTGCTCCACTCTTCACATTGACGGTGATGTTGTTGGTTTGGGGCGCGTTGATTTGTGGGCCTACAGGTCCTGAGACGTTTGTGCCGTTTGCGGGGACAGCGGCAGCAGCCGTCGCGTTCGGAGAGCCACCAATGCCGAATGCCGACTCTGAAAGCTGCACCTGGTAAAACTTGGGGTTCTTTTTCATCTCCTCGATAGACACACGCATGGTGTGGTCGTTCAGCCATTTTCTAATGGATGACTGCTCCCACCAATTGCCGATGTCGATGAACAGTTTTTGGATATCGAACAGGTATTTAAGAACCGTACCAAAGGACTCGGATACTCCCGAGACCCATTTCACGATGTTATCGTACCAATGAAGGATCGATCCTGAGAAATCAGTGAGATAGCTGTCACCGTCCGTTGCAAACGTATACATCTCATCCAATAACAGAACGATCGCTGCTACTGTCAGTGCAATCACGAGCGGGATGGCAATCATCTCGAGCCCAAAATATTTTATGACATTTACAAGTTGCTGAAACGAGGACACTAGATCCCCCCCAACGGCCTTGGCGGTATCAAATAGGCGAGGTAACAAGAGCGCAAACATCCCAGCCAATACAAAACCGTTGGTCGCCAACCCCGTCACGAGTGAAACAACAGCCGTCAGGATCTTCCAGAGACCAAGCAAAGCTCTGCTAAATCGAGTGATAAACTCATCTATTTTCTGAGTAATGACTTTACGATTGGCTAAAACCCAAGCTTCCATTGCTTTTATCGCGATGGTCACTGGTTTGATGAATGGCGCGGAAATGGCGCGGACCAGGCCCAGTAGAGAGAGTTTGAGCGTATTGAGGCTCTCCTGTAGTTCTAATCCTTCCTTCACCATTTCATCGCCCATGACAAATCCCGCTTCATGAGCGCGCTTCTTGAGTTCTTCAAGGCCTTCGGCTCCTTTGGCCAGGATAGGCAGCAGCTCTGTACCTCCTCGGCCCATGAGCTTCATCGCTACGGCCGTTCGCTGTGCTGGATTGGGAATCTTTTCAAGAGCCGTGGCCACTGTCGTCAACATCTCGTCTGGGCTCTCTGCAACTAACCTATGTGCGCTAAGCCCCGCCTGTTGAAATGCGATCGAGAGTTCGGCTGATCCGTGGGTTGCCTCATAGGCATTTCGCGCTAGAAAGCGCATGCCATGTTCCACTGCCTCTAGTGAAATGCCGCTCGCTCGAGCGGCATAATCGAGCTCCTGAACCTTTTCGGTGGTGATGCCCATCCGGACCGCGGCCTTGGATGTCTCCTCCGATGCCCTAGCGGTGCTACCGATCATGGCTGCAAGGCCGACCGCAGCCGCGCCAGCAGCCACACCAAGCCCAATGGCGCCGGCTTTCAGGAAGCCTAGGATGGATAGGCCGCCCTCTTCCTTGCCTAGTTCTGCCAGCTTTTCTTTGACTCTGCCGACGACCTCAGACGCGCCATTCCAAGCGGATCGGTCGAACTCAATATCCAGTTTGCTGAGAAGTTCTTCGACTACCATGGCTTGCCCGCCTTCGCCTTTCTCATTGCCTCCTGCTCAACCCGTTCCTTCATTTCGTGGATGACGTCTAAGGCCTCATTCGCTAGAGCGACATCATCGATTGACCAGCAGCGTTCGATTTCCTCCAGCGTTGCGCATTTTTCGATCAGAACGAGGCGCCAGATAGGCCACTCGATCATCAGTTCCTGACTTAACTTGTCGCCTGATTCAGATACTGAGCGAACAGGCCTTGGCCTCCGGTTTTGATAAACTCTTTGATAAAATTTCCGAAATTCAGCTCCCCAGCTGCGAACAACAGCTTATAGATGTCGAGCACGGTGCTATCGCCCATCACCTGGTCGAAGACACCAAGCAGTGGCGTCTTACCGGATGGCCCAATGACTTCGGCGTTCTCCAATAATCGATCGATGAGCTTCTGAAACTCTGTCTCAGGGAGCAGGGCAAATAGCTTTTCAGCCATTCGCCCTGCGTCAGCGAGCGTGATGTCAGCCTTGAGAAGGCGCCCGTCGAGCGGCACTCCTAAATGGCCGAGAGCAGGGACAACGATTGACAGCAAATAGTGCCAAAGGCCAATGGCCTTACGCGGGGGAAGCTGGTGCAGGACGATCTTGTTGGCTCCTACCGTGATTTCCTTCGTTGCTCGTGGCATCTATCCTCGCTAGGCCGCTGCTATTGCATTCGACCCGCCTATGAACACATCGGCGTCGTTGGTCATGAGGTTCCACTCCATTGGAGTCGATTCCTTGCCGTATTTGATATCCGGAACACGGCTTATCCAGGTATTCGGAGCTGTCACGAGCGTTCGTCCGGTCAGATCTTCAAGCGAGAATGGACCGATCCCGAGTCCAGTCCGCAAAAGCGCAAGAGCAGCGGAGAAGTCGTCATTGGATGGACTGCTCGCCAGAAGAGTCAGTTTGATGGTCATTCCCCTGTTAGGGGAAATGCTGATTACTGCATCCCCGCCGTTTCCAATCATCATCGTGGTTGTGTCTTCGATCGGAGCGATCTCAATCATCGAACCATCGGCGAATTGGAGCACGGGGGATCCTAGGTAGGTCACGATAACCAGCTTGGGATCAAAGATTGCGAGTGCCATTTATGGTTCTCCTTAGATGATGATTTGACCTTGGATCTGAACTTTGTGGATGGCGCCTGCATAGGTGCCAGTAAATGAAACGTTGGGAAGAATTCGATTGGCTTTGTCGTTTGAATCTACGTCTGCCACCTTCGGCGCCGTAACAGTCGGCTTGGGATCAGGTGAAAGCCCACCGATGTCCACCGCGGCCTTCAGTTTGTTGCGGATGACCCCGGTCACAATCGCCACTCCCGCATCTGTGTAGGGAATCTTTTTGGCCGGCTTGATGACACCAAAGATGCCTTCTTGAATGCGTGCCTTCAGCCAATCCCGGAAGCGAACGATGTCGATGTATTCATCTGAACTGACGATTCCTTCCGTCGTCATGTTATTGCCGCCAATGGTCTCGTAGTAATCGACGTACTTAGCGATGAGAAAGTTCTCCTCAGTCGCGGTGAGGGTATAGACGGCAACGCCGGCGATCGTTTTGAACTTCCAGGTCTCAGAACCCGGGTCGAGCGGTAGGCAAGCTCCAAGCCAGCCTGCATCCAAAAAGGCACCGTTATTGGGATGAAAGACAACCGCTGTCCGATCGAAGGCCGATGCCTTGGTCAAGGATCCGATGTCCGAGGTGGAGCTTGTCACCATGTCGGTATCCTGTGACTCGGCTAAATAGATCTTCTCATTGGCTTCGACCCAAGCTGCTGCGGCCATGATTTCGGCTGAGGAATTGAAGAGGGTTACGAGGCCATACCAATCATTGTCATAGATGGCGACTGCTGCGAGGTCTGTAGCGATTCCACCATCTGCATGATCCTGGATAAGGCCGAGTAGAGCACGGTTTGCAATCGTGAGCGTATGGAAGTCGCCCGGGTTATTCGCCACGATTCTCAGAAAGGTATTGCTCCCTTGGCTAGAAGTGGTGACGGACAACGTCAGAGCATCGATGGCAGTTTTCAATCCGGTGATGATCTCCGTCAGAGTCGCGCTTGAATCACTGGTGTAGCTGACGAGATGGCCGTCGATGGTGAGCGAATATGTGGTGTTGTTTACGGCAACCGGAGTGACCGCCCAGCGCTGAGTCGGTAAATGCGTCCTTACGCCAACCTTCACTTGATCGGGGGAAGGATTCTGAGAAAAGATTGTTTGAACGGCCAAATATTCTGGGTCGGAGGTGGCAAATCCGTCCGAGACCATATCGTCCGCGGACGTGTAGCTTCTGACCAGTTCGCCTGCTCCGAAATGCGCGCCACCCTTGCACCCCAGCACAAGCGGCGTACCAAAGCCTTGCTGGGTGACACGCGCAGAGAGCGTGGTGATTTGGATGTTCACGATTTCTGAAAGATTCGCCATTGGTTACCCCTGGGTGATGGTGCCGGTCGTGTGAACTTCGTCGATGTATCCGCTGTATTCGGACACGGACTCCGCAACGTAAAAGTGAATGTCCAGCTGTGCTCGGCTCTCCCAAAGCGCATTGTCGATAGCTGACAGATCTCGGATTTGGCTGAAGTCAAAGATGCTCAGCCCAGCGTCACCTAGATTTGCTATTTGAGACGGCAGCGCAGCACTCGTCTTGAGCTTCGACATGAGGGCAAATGCTGAGCCATTGCCAATGGCCTCTTGAGCCGTATAGGCATTGACCGAGAGCATGAATTGGCGATTGCCCTGCACCCTTTGCTCCACTTCCTGACCCGCCGGCCTCGTGAGATCGGTAAAAGAGCTGACGAAATCGATTCCGTCGGTATCGAGGTTGGCTCGATACATTGAGACAAATGGCTGGCTCGGCTGTTCACCTTCCTGACGAGACCAGATGACTTTGGCGTCATCGAGACCGGTGCCGGCCTTGACCCACGCTTGAATCGCATCCTCTATCGTTGGCCAGTCCATTAGAGCTGTATCCTTTGCGCAATGGACTTCCAGAAGTTCCCTGATTCCCAGTGCTCGACATTTTCAATCTGGTATTGTTGACCCTGATAGTTGAGTTGGTCGGCATCTTGAGCGGTATCGGAGCTGGCCGTTTTGAGTTCGACGGTCGTATATATGGCAATCGTCTGTTGACTCTGAAACCCTTCGGGCAAGCGCTGCAGATCCATACCAGAGAGAGGGACAACCACCGCGGGGATGCTGAATGTGCTCGTACTGCCCGCTTGTCGCCTTCCCGCAACGTATGTGGAGGATCCCGCCGAGATCCTACTGACGGTATAGGTCCCTGTCGCGTAGGACGAAATGAGGTCCGAGAAGTCGCTCATGGCGTACTCTTCCCTTGGATGGCATTTATGAGCTGACCCGTATCGATGAGCGGCCGGCTCGAGCCTTTGCGCTCAATGGTTTTCGCGGCAAGCGGAGTGAGCGTATTGCCGAGGATGATTCGCTTTTGATCTTCAGCCATCTCCAATGCGATGAGATCCATCGCCTGCTTTGGCTTCATGTCGCCACGTGCAACTCGCTTTGAGAAGAGAGCGGCCATGCGAATGTATTTCTTTTTGTTCTTCCGAAAAGCCGACCGCATAAACGATCGCTCCGGAATAGTGGCTGTCCCGAATTCGTGGATGGAAGCTAACTCAGCATTGGTGATGTCGCCCTTCGACCGTGGAGACGTATCGTGAAAGACGCCTGCCTTGGCTTCTGATTTAGGGCCGAATTGGGAAAGACGCGCCGCAATTGCCGAGAAGCCCGGGCCCTTGCTCGAGGTCGTGAATTTGCCAAACACTAGAGCACGCTCACAGTCGGGCCAACGGCACTGCGACATAGGCTTAAGAAAAGCCGGCCATAGGAAGACGAACCGTACCCTGCCTCTGTCGGATTCGAAGGTTTGGCGCCGTAAGCCTTGGACAACGGCCCTACGCGTTCTTCGGTCACGGTTCGATTGACGTACTGTGGGTATGTCATGCTCAGCCTGTGCGCGGTCACATAGAAGATGGCGAGGTCTTCTATCGAACCGTTCGAAAAGCTCGTTTGACCGGGAACAATGATGAGCTCAGTGTCATCGATGGCGGCTTGAACAGCTGCGTCAGAGACGGGAGCGAATTCGGGGGCCCTGAGCCGCACATAGGCAAGATCGACGCTCACGGCACCACCTTCGTGAAATCGATGGCAGCCGAGCTCATCATGGCGGCATGGCCCGCAGTCGTGGGATGGGTTCCGTCCTGGGTGAACGCGTGAAACCAATAGCCGCCATCCATGGTCAAGACACCCGAGGAATTGGCTTCAACCGCCTTGGCGGTGTCCCAGACAAGGACAACCGGACTGGGCTTCGTTCGAATCCAGTCGTTATAGGCAACGCGAATGGCCTCTATGCCACTATCTACCGGAGGGGAGCCGTCGGTCGCTGCAGCGGTCCTTGGCGTTAGCGTCATGGCTATAATTTTGAGGCCGCGCATCGTACAGCCGGACCAAAGGTCCTGAATGTCGCTCTTCAGCTGGCTCAGGGTTCGGCCATTCGCATAGAGATCGTTGGTTCCGTATTCGACGGCGCAATGAGTAAAGCCGCCCGCTACCTGCATTCGAAATTGCCGAGCCTTGAATCCAACAGCGCCTTGAGCCGTATCGCCTGAACGGCCCATGTTGATAGACGGGATATAGGCACCGTTGAGCCCTCGCGTACCGAAGCCCCAGTCCGGATACGCGGGTGCCTCGTAATAGCCTTCGATTATTGAATCGCCGAGCAGCATGACAGACGGAATGGGCGATGCCGTATGGCCAAGGATGGCAAGTGGGGAATAGACCTGCATCGCCTGAACGGTTACTGAGCCTGGATTAAGCGTTTTGTCGACTGGGCTCGTCGACTCATCGCCACCCTCCCCTATGTTGACGAATGCCGTGACGCCTAGCGGAAATTGTCCAGCGCTCGGGACAGTGACGTATGTGGCACTGTAAATAAAATCGCCCTTTTTGACCTCGAGCGGGACAGGGTCTGACACGACCAATGCGCCTGGATCGATGGTCACAGAACGCTTGCCACCGAACATCACAGGGTAGACAGCTGGCGTTCCTCCGTTGGTCGGGTATTGAACGGAAGCCTTTACGGTTAGACTGCTCGGCCCCGCTGTCTCACCGCTGATTCCCCATGTCCAATTTCCATAGACCAGGCGAATATCTTGGGTGTCTGCAAGCGCCTGGTGCTGCACCTTGAATGTCCCACCGGTGACAGTTCCATCCGATAGGGCGTAATAGCCAACGGCTCGACTGAAGGCAGGTGAGCCGGTCACGGCCGCCGTGGTCTTAGTGGTGGCCGTGCTGGTTGGCGTGGGAATTGGGTAGAGTATAGGGGCCCAAGTCAGCGCAAGCACTGACGACAACAAGGCCAGGGGAAGCATTCCGGCGTTTGCCATTGCGTTCCCTTCACTTCTTGGACGCGTCCTTTGGCTCGACTTTGACCTTGTCGAGTTGCGCCTGGATGGCATTCGTAACCGTCGACCGCTTATCCGTCTTCAGCCACTGATTGAGAACGTTGCGATCAAATGTCTCAGCGACGAGCTTCACCGCCTCACTAACCGAGAATGCAGACAAATCGTCGTTGTTCCCCGTTGCATCGACTACCTCGAGGTCTTTGGTTTGTAGGTAATGCTGAATGAGTGGGATTTTTTTGGCTTTCTCCCAATCACTGGTCTTCACCTCGATGTTGACGCCAGGCTGAAGCAAAAACAGGCCACCGATGTTGTGAATGTTGGGCTGGTTCCATT